TTTGGCACCAGTTGCACCGGTGTCACCTTTGGTACCTTGGGTACCTTGAGCGCCACGTACATCACCCTGATCAATCCAGGTAGTGCCGTTGTAGATGAACTGATGACCAGCCGATGTACCGCCAGTGACATTATACAACCAGCCAGCAACAGGAGATGCGACAGATGCCAGGTCTTCGAATGCAGCAACAGTGCCACGTGGGCTTACTGAGGTGCCCTGATCACCTTTATCGCCTTTATCACCCTGATCGCCTTTGGCACCGGTAGCACCGGTATCACCTTTAGGACCTTGGATTGGACCGAGGTTTTCGAACTCACTACCTGTCCAACCCCAGAAGTTACCATCGATCAGATAACCTTGACCTAAAGTACCCGTTGCAGGCAGATCACCGGTAGATGCAAGTTTGCCCATGATCTGGACGCCAGCGCCCATGTCGCCTTTCTCGCCTTGGTCACCTTTAGCACCGGTGGCTCCGGTATCACCTTTGTCGCCTTTGGCCCCGGTGTCACCTTTATCACCTTTGTCGCCCTTGGCTCCCTGCTCGCCCTTATCGCCTTTGTCGCCCTTGATACCCTGCGGACCAACTTGACCGACAATAGACCACTGCGTACCGTCCCAGACATACATCTGCTGGTTGATAATGTACGCATCGCCGTTAATCTGACCGGTAGTAGGCAGATCATTGGTAGAGCCGAACGAACCACGGATCTGCAGACCGATACCATCTGCACCTTTCAGTGAAGTCTGATAATCTTCTACCGTACCGGTATTGCCATCATCTAACCACAGCTGATAAGAAGACTTACCATCTGGACCGGTCATGTCACCGAGATCAATGAAGGCCCCGTTAGCCAGTGTCCAGTAGTGACCTTTGATAACGAAGGTATCTCCTTCATTATAATCGGCCGGATTAGGTAGCTGTGATTCGTCGTCGAGGTGATCGATCATTTTGATGCCAAGACCAGTGTCACCTTTGTCGCCTTTGTCGCCTTTGGCTCCAGCCGCACCGGTATCACCTTTAGCGCCGGTGGCTCCGGTATCGCCCTTAGCACCCGTCGCGCCAGTATCGCCCTTATCGCCTTTATCTCCCTTAGCACCTTTTACTGTGCCTTGTTTGACGAATGCAGAAGCGCTGCCATCAACTACCCAGACATACATTGCGCCATCGTCGGCAGCGATGTAAGTATCACCTGGTGAATTACCCGTGGTTGGTAAATCTGCTTTGGTAGGTACTTCACCTTTTGGGTTAAAGCCAACACCAGTATCACCAGTGTCACCTTTGTCGCCTTTGGCCCCGGTGTCACCTTTATCACCCTTATCACCCTTCGCACCGGCAGCGCCATTAGCACCAACGACTTTACCCATCTTAACGAACGCGGTACCCCGATAAACATACAGGTTACCATCTTCATCAACGATGTAGGAATCGCCATCAGCGTTATTGGTGCTTGGCAGGTTAGCGATCAGATCGATGTTGCCCTTAGGCGTGAAGCTGACACCGTCTTTACCATCAGTACCATCAGTACCATTGGTGCCGTCTTTACCGGCAGTACCGGTGTCACCCTTAGCGCCTGCTGCGCCAGTGTCACCTTTAGCACCGGTGGCACCTGTGTCGCCCTTCTGACCCTTGAGTGCACTGGCAGGGATCTTAACGGTCTTCCCTTGCTGTACAACAGGAACCAGTTCGCTACCGTCAATGGCGGTACCGGCAGGCAGGCCACTAATCGGTAGTGGAGTATTTGTATCGGCCATTACGAACCTCTTTTAGTAAACGATTTGCTGTTTAATATATCTTTTGTTCAAGTGCTGCTTTAGGCTTCAATAGCCAGTGGCTGACCGTCTTCTGTAGACAGCCACGCGCCACCCTCAGTCAGAAGAACACCTTCTTCTGGGGTGACGCCTGGATTTACGATGACAGTAAAACTCCCCTCGTATGCCAGACAGCTATCTTTAAATGTGATGAGCTGCGTAATGGTACCGTCTGATCCAACTGCATTGAGTGCGACATCATTAATCTCGGCCGCGGTAATCTGAAGACCATGACGTGCATTAATAGCAGGTAATAAATCCGCCGTTGATGCGGGACTTGCGACGACAAGGATTGGAATATAATTGAGAAACAGTAGCTCACCTTTCAGTCGGTCCAGGTTAACTATGTTACTCCCCACGTACCCTTTGCCCACAACGGCCGTGACGGGAATATCGGTATCACGTTTACCGGATCCTGTTACGGGTGAAGGGACACCAAAGTTAACTTGATCAATCTGGAATGTTAATACGTTATCCTGATTAATCTGATCAACAATGATCTGGGCCGATGGCTGATTCAGGATGGTCATACTTTTCTCCCGTAAGCGCCTTTTCTGATGATCATATAATAATTTCTTTTATACATAACTTACCTAATGATGAAATCGTATAGACATTAAGAGTCGGGTAATTGAGGAAACTAACATGCCCATTGTGACCAGCCCAACGCCAGAACAACATAAGTCGATTATCCGACCCGTAGTTATTCAAGTCGTCAACCAGTTGCTTCCAATCATGCAATTGAATAAAGAGAAGCCTGACGATTTTATCTTTAATGGGTTTTCAGATATTGCCATGCTCTCGAATACAGAGATTGGTCTTAACCGTAATCCAGACAGTCCAATCCGCGCACCTGGTGATACGCAGATCATGGTGAATATAGAAGAGCGCCCTACTTCAGTGTCATCACCCGAAGTCGCAGTGCTTTATCCTGAGAACCGATTTATCATGCGTGATGCTCGGTTAGGTATCGGTATTCGCCCTGTTCGCCGTCCTGTTGAAATTACAGTTAACTTCAACAAACGTTTCCGTTCCAAGGCCGCCGCTGATCGCTGGTATTCAAACATGGAACAGCTCATGGCGCGTTACGTGCAGGATTATATCCACACGTTAGACTATCATTACAATCTTCCAGATGAGATGATCGTCATGCTTCATGAGTTCTGGAAACTGCGTGAATCCCGTGCTCCTTATAATGAGAACTTCGCCCAATGGCTCTCGTCGTGTATGGCGCCGTATCAAACTATCACAACCAACCAATCGGGCACTGCTAACGAACTCTCATTCGCAGAAGGTCTGGATAACGTTCAGGGTAATTGGGACTTTGATGTTGTGCCTTATCCGGTGCGTGAAAACACCCGTGGTAACTGGCAGGTGAGTTTTGACTACAAGTTCGAGTTTGGTAAAGTGATCGACCTGGTCATGAACTATCCGATCATTATTCACAACCAAATGCTGGCCCGTGAATTGATCCCGACACCACGCAATCCCCGTTACCGTAATAAGGTATACCAAAAGAATGCGATGATGTTCCGGGCAGAATCAAATGTGCAGGAAGTTCAGCCAACGGATTACAACCTGCGTGATTACCTTTGTTTTCCCGAGTGGGATGACTGGGTGCCGGAATACATTCCGCCTTATCAGGCTGTGCAATACACGGCACAGTTGGAACTTGACCCTGCTGACCCGAAAGCACTCTTTAACCTTAAAGAGATCGGTGACTACGAGTTCCTGCCGATTGCGATTGCCTATCTGAAGTATGTCCGTAACCGAATGTTTGCTAACACGCGTTCCATCATTCAGGTGAAAGTATACGAAGAAGAGATTCTCATTGATTCAGAGCAACTGTCAGTCGATGATCAACTTAACGTCACTACGGTCTTTATGCCGAATGAACGTAAGTCATATCACCTCATGGTAACGCTTGATAAAGATCTGGCGAAGCTTGATGAGCGGACTGTAGCGGAATTGAAAGAGGATGGGTGGTTTACCGAGAACGTGCTTGAGGTGATCTATCCGCAGTATAAAGGAACAGCGGTTTGGCCAACACCTAATGATCGGGGCGAGATCTCAAACCTTGCCTGGGATCGTTTCGTTGCGGCACTGTACCCGACCAGTCAGTGGTATCGTAAACCTGACATTGCGCAGATGACGATCGGTCAGTTTACCATTTTTGCTAAGAAGAGAGACGATTAATGCCAATCGGAAAGGTACCTTCAAAGAAACCAGAGAACACGGCGATCCCGCCGTTGATCAAGTCACCTGATGTATTGAACGAAGTCATTGATACACGCTACACACCGCGTAAGTCACTCATGACCTATGTCGGTGGTCGGTCATGGGTTGCCGACTTCTATCAACAAATCCTGGGCCCTGGCAGCGAGCCAATGGCGTTACAGCATGACGAACAGAATACCACGCAGCAGTATCGTCGTATTCGTCGTACCGTGCTTAAAGTCAATACTGATCTGCAGCACAACCCAGAGAAAGATCAGGGGCAGATGGAAGTCACTGGTGTCGCGTATCTGATGCCAGGGATCATTCCTAACCAAGGCGATATGTTTATTGCCGATGTGGGTGACGGTCGTGGTGGTTTGTTTACCGTCAACGATGTCGAGATCATGTCTATCTACAATGACACGGCCTATCAAATCACCTACGAGATGACCGACTTCTGGGATCAGGCTATCCAGAAACTGCTCGATGATAAAGTGGTCGAAACCTGCGTCTACGATTTGGATTATGCTCGTACCGGCATGAATCCGATCATTGCCTCAGACGAATTCTTTAACCGTGAGAAACTGACCGGTTTAGAACTCTCGTTAATCGAGCACTTCTTCAACACGTTCTACGATGGTGAATACGAAACCTTTACCATCCCGAGTCAGTTAAAGAGTACGTATGATCCTTACTACGTGCGTTTCATTGATAAGCTGATCGATTATGAACAGCGTCCTCGTCGCCAGCGCGTGTGGCAGTTTGATGAAGCCTTAAAAGGTTATCAGCGTCCGACAACCATTTGGGATATGTTAGTCGGCCAAGATCCGCATATGTTTAAATATGTACAAAAACAGATGCAGGTTATTCCCGCAACATATTTCCGCAGCTCTACAGCACTCTATGGCGGCATTGCCTATTCCGGTATTTTCAACGTAGTGTATCCGGTCAGTGATCGTGTTGTGATCAACCTGGATATCAACCTACCTACGGTGCCAATTGACCCGCGTTTGTTCAAAGAGGTTTCTGTTTACAAGACCTATGTGCTAAGTGAGGCCTTCTACGCAGAACGTCAGGTCGACATGACCGAGCTTGAACGCCAGGTGTATAACCTGATCACGGGTGCGCCAATTAACGTTGATAAGGTCGTTGATCTGATCGATGTTTATTTCGCCTCAACCGGAATTGTACAATACTACGCATTTCCTTTATTAGTGTGTCTGTGCCGCACTGCACGTTATCGCTTATAGGTGTTACCATGACCCAGCCAATTATCCATAATACGGAATTTCTTAAAAGTGAGATTAAACGTCTGCAGACGGTAATCTTTGAATGCACGTATGAATGTCGCATTAAGCAGCGCGACCTTTACGATATCGATTATCTGCAGAAAGTAGGGCTTCCGACATCGGGTATTGGCTGGCTTGACCAAGAACTCGATAACCAGATGGTTGATGTCCACATGACGATCAACCGCATGACCCATTGTGTAAAGGAAGGGTATAACTTTTACATCAACTATCCTGAAACGTACGTTGGTGTCATTTATAAAGCGATCGTGGATTATATCCGTTATTACGGTGAGCTCTCTGATCGCTTCCCCAACTTGGCATTGCCGGACCAAGAGGACTTTGAAGTTCTTGATGGATTAGCAACCAAACTGTACACCATCTATCGTAACTACGAGAAACCGGAAGATACAGCAGGTATGGTTGGTCGTATTCGTCGTCTGCGTCGTCGTACGTTTGGCAATGCACCAGAAGAGCTCAACCTCGAGAAAGAGACCGACGAGATGGGCAACGTTATCAACCGAGAACATACGTCACTGATGGATCTGTTCGCTGACCGTATGGCTGTTAAGAAGATTCCTAACTATGAATCTAGAGAAGAGTAGTCTTTATAACGAAATCATGGCGATCGCCAGTAAGTCGGGGCGCACATCGTTTCGCATGAGGGCCGAGATCTTCTATGACACAACGGTCTGTTCGGTGTTTCGTGTCAGAAGTCTTAATCGCTTCTCTGATTACATGGATACGTATTACGAGGAGACCAGCATCGAGGTCGCAATGTCAGAGGGGGTGTACAACCAACAGATCATCCCTAATGTACAGCGACTAAAGATGCACCTCATTATTACCTCGTATCCACCGGGCGGTGGTGAACCGGATGTCACCAAGTACACCATGCGGGTATTTCCAAAGACGGGTTATGATCCGCAAATGACCCAGCAACGTTCTGCTGATATCAATCAGAAGGCGATTGCCGATACGTCAATGCAGTTCTATCAATTCCAGTTGATGGATTCGGCGATTGAACAATTGCGCGTTATACCGGCAGGTGGTATCAATCCAACCACATCACCGGGGTCGTTAATCCGCACCATGCTGGGAGGTATCTCTGAAAGCTTACAACTGCCATTAGAAGAGAAACCCCTTGGGATGAACATGTATCCGGCGGATGCGGTGACGCCCGATGGTAAAGAGATCATCAAGAATCACATTGTGGTTAACCACCGTGTGTTACTGGTTGACTTACCGGGTTATCTGCAGCATGAGTACGGAATCTACAAAACAGGGATCGGGTATTTCTATCATCGTCAGTACTGGTACGTTTGGCCACTGTATAACACCAAACGGTTTGAACTGATGAAACAGACCATGATCATCGTTAACGTACCTAGGGATAAGTTTCCAAGTATCGAGAGAACCTTTGAGGTGCGCGGGAATTCATTGTGTATTCTGGCGACCGGCGATACCACTGTGCGTGACCAATCTAACCTGGCGCAATATAACCAGGGTAACGGGGTACGTGCACAGCGAGCATCATCTGTCAGCGGGGACGAGGGACTGGAGGTTAAAGGCGGGGAAGCGATGTTGCAACGTGGGGCATCGAACTCTGAGTTTATCACCAGTCAGCGTCCTAATGGCATTAACTACGCACCGATGGCCGCTGAGATCACTGATAACAGTTATCGCATGGTGAGTAAGAATGCTGCAAACAATGGCGCGACGATTCAGGTGACGTGGGAGAATGCGAACCCTGAACTGATCGTACCTGGCATGCCGGTTAAATACCTGTATCAACGTGACACGGGTGTTGAGCAGCGTTACGGTACATTGATCATGGCAGAGTGTCATTATCGCATGGCACGCGATGGCATGATGGATGATGTGATGTTGTGTGATATGGCTTTAACTCTCTTCATTGACAATACCGATGAGCAGAATAACACCTCGTTGTAATTACTGACATTCATGCCTAGTCCTATGAGCTTTTGGCTCATAGGCTAGGATGGATATAATTTCAAACCTACATTATTGAGTCGAATAAACAGTAATTATAAGGACCTTATAGATGACTGGTAATTTTACAATAACGACTTTGATTGCCGTTTTGCAATCAGAGCTTAACTGGCACGCTAAGAATTGGGTTGATACACAAAAGAAAGTCAAAGAGCTGACTGACTTGGCTGTTACAGGTAAGCTCGACGAGTATCAGTTCGAGTCGTTCTTTAGCGGGATCACTTATAAACACAACATGACACGCGGTAACCACGAAGCGCGCCGTGCTCGCCACTGTCTGTTCATGCAGTTCTCATTACCGGTAAACCGCGATCATTTTAGTGAACTGGATGTACAGGCACTTAATAATGATTTTCATGCCGGTTTTGCTAATCGTAAAGATATCAGTGAGCGGGTTATTTCGGAACTGTTGCGTTGTAGCGGTAATGAGATGCTTTGGCGACACTACTCCAACTACATCACGCCGAAAGAGGCGCCGTGGGATGGCGGGATGCAACGTTTTGATACGTTACAGCAGATAGTAGAAACTGCATCGCGGGTACATCCATCCGGCCTGCAGATTTTGATAAACGAACCGCGCTTGACCGATGAATACTCAACTGAACTCTATCGTGAGTTTGATGAGATCATCGGTGTGTTGGAAAAGATCAATGCTAACCCTAAATATGCCGACGATGGCAGTAAGGGTTATCAACTGCATTATCGCTACTGGCACGGTACGCATGGCGGTGCCTACGATGAGATGGTCACCGAGCTACGTAAACAGCTTGATGGACCTGATCTTCGCTCCGATGCCGATGATCTCGACGATGGGTATAACTATCGCGACACCACGCCTGAAAAACGACTGGTGTCTGAGCTGACTTCAAAATGGACTATTCCATCTGTATTGAAGGCGGTTATCTCGGCGTCAGTAACCCGTAACCCCGGTCTGATCGGTCGCAATTATATTCGCGGGCCAGGTATAGCAGTAATGCGTTCAGGTTACTTCCTTGATCTGGATAAAAACATCATCAACCGTCTCTTTAACGAAGGTCTTGACGAGAAAACACTTAAGACCGTATTAGAAGACGCGCAGTACTATATGACGGTTGTTCCTTATGCCAGAGTGAGCAAAGACGAGCATCAGGGACTGGCAGGTGGCTTGCCACTTAACTCGGTGCGTCAGGCATATCTCTTCGAACCAGTCGATAGTCTGCATGAAGCCGCAGTATCCTGGATGCCTATCAGTGCGTACATGGATCAGATTGTTGATTTCGATCAGGCCGCTAAAAATGATGGTAATCTCAAAGTGCCATCAATCGATGGTTTCCGTGGCTACTATAAGTTGTTGCAAGACATTGTCTTTGTCGACCGTTACGGACACCTCCCGTTCGAAGGTGCTCGCCATGACACAGGCCTTGCCGTCAAACCGGCCGGCTGGCGTCGTACACTGACTCGTATCAAAGGCGTTCCTCTACGTAAGGTGTGGGAACTTCCATTAATCGTTAACCCGTTCCGTACCGTTGAAGAGATCTTTGCTGATCTCGGCTACGAACTCCACGAGGTAAGTGAACCCAATGCAAAACCAGAAGCTCCTGTACGAAAACCTGGTAGCAAGCGTAAATGATTTTACGCGGCAACTGGCACAGGTAGCTGAACTGACGGAAGGTTTCAACGGGGGCGAACAACGCCCCTACTTCGCCTTTGCGCTTCACATGCTTCTTTCATCGGATGCATCGAAGCGCTTAGGCGCAGGTTGGTACCTGCTCGTTATTCAGACTATCTTTAATGAACTCGATATTGAGTTCACAACCTTTGAAGAACTTGATGATTATATTGATAAGTTCTTCGATTTGTTTGAAGACCACAACATCGTTATCGATGAGAAAGTGGTATCAGATCTTAATGTTGCTTTTGAAATGTTCGAGAAGACGTTAAACCTCGAGACATCAGACGCTGACGACAACTACTAACAGCATCCTAATTAATCAACGAGTGAACCATGAACAAATATTTCCTGCTGTGCGTTATTGCCATCTCTACCATTCCTGCTGCGCAGGCATCTATGGATTCTCCATTAGATCCGTATTCCATTCAGTGCCTGTCTGAGACAGAGTGCTTTTATGCTAATGGTCGCAAGGTGACTGAGAAAGAACTCGAGAAGCTTGCAGCCTTGATCAAACAAGAGGAAAGTAATGAGCCCCAAGAACAATAAGTTTATTATCCATGATCCATTCTTAGGCGACCGTGCAATCTGGCCGGTTGTAGAAGGTCCTGATGGCTCGGGCAAATCCACTTTCGTAAAAAACCTGACCGCGTGGATGCAAGATCAAGTCGGTATCGACAACGTCCAAGCAACCTATGAGATCGGTGGGTCTTCAATCGGTCAGAACGTACGTCAGTTAATCCTACACCCTAAAACCGGCCAGACACTCAGTAACCCGTCTAAGACGTTACTGTGCTGGGTTGATCGTGTTGAGCATCAACGTGATGTCCGGGCTCTACTGCTCGATGGCATCGCCATTGTACAAGATCGTACGTACCTGTCGACCTATGCGTACCAGGGCATGCTCTACGGCGACTCACCATTAGCGGGCGCTGTACACTCTCAGTTGAACATCAAGAACCCAGACATCCTCTTTATTCTTGATGTTGATCCTGAGACGATTATCGAACGTGTGGGTAATCGTCATGCTTCAAATGCAGTTGACCCTGTCGGTAACGATGACATGGACAACATGAATGATCGTCAGTTGAAAGATCTGTGTTACTACTACCGTGGTATCGAACATGTCCTGCCAGCTACCACTCGTCTAAAGGCCGACAGCTACATCGTCCACCTAGACGGTCGTAAACCGCAAGACGTATTGCTGGCCGAGGCGATCAAACATATCGAGAAGTTCCTGGCCACGCCTGAGTTGTGGGTAAACACCATGATCCATCCTGATGATAAGGATAACGGCTAATGACTTCGGTTGTCATGTTCAGTAACATCAATGAGCCTCTGCTCACGGTGTTAAAAGAAAAGCATCCTGCCATTGACCTTACTTGGTTAATGAAACAGGGTAGCGGGGTGAGTGAGGCGCAGAAGAACATTGTCCGCGCTGATTGTAATGATCAGTCTGGTGTGCATCTGATGACCTTCCCGCAAGGCTATCATCTTAATGCCGATCACACTGACCCACGTTGGTCTGCCTGGTCACGAGAAACCGGGATCAAGACGCCTAGCGAAAGTTATGCGCACGGTGGTGTCAATTTGTACGTTTATTAAATAAGAAAGGGAGAGGGGTAATACTTTCTCCCACTTATGCCAATTAAATTTAACTAGGAAAAGTTACCATGAAGAACGGCTATTATTACGCATTAGTCAAAAATCACTTCTCAGGGAAAAGAGAGATTTTAAAGATCCAACGTGAAACCATCGCAGAACCGTTTGTAACGTGCTATACGCGCATGCACAAGGATATTGAGGAAAACCACAGCGGTAAGTACGAAACCTCGGCTCTGGCCTTTGGAGTGCTTAAAATAGAGTATTACACCAAAGACAAGATCGGGTCTGTTTGGATTGGTCACACAAAGGTAGGATTATTGACAACTACACCGACATTAATATCGGTAGGTGTCGATAGCCCGATTGAAACTTTCTTCTTGTCGCCCCCGGCCAATATGCAGATGGGTGATCCCGAACTCATCGAATTGCGTGATGCAGTATCTCCTCACATCGGTGATGCAACTTGGGTGATGAAATAATGGCGAAGATCAATGTTTCGAATGCCACGACTTATAAGTTCTTTAAAGAACGCACCAACCTTACGCTGCGTCAGTTTGCCCAAGATCTTGATCCGGGTATTCTGCCGGTCGTAAGGGAGCTCAACACAATAGAAGGCATCGCCCCCGTCTGGAGTTGCGAATCACACCCTAAAGGCAAAAGTATGGCTGATCGTGACGCTTACGTTACTTGCGTAGTTACCGGCCGTGGAATGGACAAGATAGAAGAGATCTATAAAGAGTGGATGCGGTTGTTAGACCAGGATCAACTATCCTGGGATAGCGACGACAGCGCTCAGCGACGCAGAAAACGGGTGTATGCTCACCATGTGGTAATCAAAACACGGCGACGAACCTGGCCTAATGATTTCTCTCGCCACTATATTTCGGTGTGGTTGGGGTATTGCGGGGTCAATGCTGTCAATAAACACTTGGTACTTCTATCGTTTGAACAAGCTATACGTAACGTAACCTTTTAACCTTAATCGGCATAATCCCCTGAGAGAGAAGCTTGCGCTTCTCTCTCAGAGGTGCCGTGAATCTTTTTTTTTGGGTTTCATTTATCAAGTTAGGAGTGAGTAACGAACAAAAAGTTATATGGCCGGTTGAGGGCTTGGGGATATAGTTTTAATTTTCAGGCACGTGGCCTACAAAAAAAAAGGAGGAAGCAGCTTATCCAGTCACTTCCTCAAAACGTTATTACTCAGTTGCTCCATAATGGAACATACTATTACGACATTAACCAAACCAAGGAGCTGCGCCACCGTCTGCAAGTGTTTCACCGCCAACATGTTTGCGTGACTTATCTTTACCGTTGATATCATCCAGGATACCCGCGGCTTCAAACTTATAAACACAATACTTATCGCGCTCAGGTGTAACTGAGATAGTACGATGCTTACCACGCTGAATACACAGGTAGGCCTCTTCACCGATACGCACGATATGGATAATCATCTCAACATCAACCTCTTGGTCAATCTTGGTACAGTTATCCCAATAACCTTTGTTTGCTGTTTCGCGCGGCAAGTCTTCTTCGAGACCATTACGCACGAGCATCTTCGCAGCAGGGCTAAGCTGATGCGGAGTGATAACACAAATACCACGGGCTGAAGTAAAGTTACGGACACGACGGAAGAGATCACGGTACTCTTGACCCGCTACACCTTTCTCGCAACCTTCTTTACTGAACATCCCCAGGTAATCGATCGTAAGAAGATGGATCTCATAACCCATGTTCTCAAAGTTTTTGATACGCTCAAATAAGTTACGGTAACCAAACTGAGATGGGTTCACACGACAGAAGTTGACTTCATACCCGTTAACGGATAATGCCTTCATGACTTCTTGTGCTGCAACCGCTTCATCGATTGTCTGATGATCGTGGTTTAAGCCATCGATGTTTGCCTTGATCTTCTTCCACCACAGAACCATGTTATCGGTCATGTTGTTTTCAGAAGAGATATGCATGATCATCGGTTTCTTCTTCGGATCACGCATGTAAGGTTTGTTGAAGGTAGCAATCTGACGCGTCAGGTCCATTGTGAAACCTGTCTTGTTGTTGTGCTGCAGTGCACCAATCAAGACAAACTCACTACGCCTGAAACCACCTACTTCGCCCAGCATGCGGTTGATACCGGTCAGCCCTGTGCGCAGAACACCGACTGTTGAAGATTCTTCCTTTGCCTGCTTGAAGATCTTGCCAACTTCATCAAGGTTACTGACCGTAACCTCAGAGATCACCGCAGGGTCAAACTGTTCGGTCACGCCGATGTTAACCGTTTCGATCTCTTCCAGCAGTTTAGTTACTGCAGAGTCCATGTCAACATCTTCACCACCAAACATGATCGGCGCTGCAAAACGTTTGACAATTGCCTTAGCACGACGGTGTTGATCCCATTTGCGTAATTCACGGCTGATAGCAACAGTTGACTGGCGTGCACGGTACGGATCATCCTCAGTACTATTGACACCCATATCTAGAGCTTGGTAAGTCGCCGTGTCCTGGCCACAGTCGGTTAACAAGCGTTGAAGAATGTCAGTTTTATCCAGAGGTTGGTTTTTAGGACGGTTAATCAGGAAACGAATAGTACGACGCAATGCTAACTGTACGCTGCGAGATTGGTCGTCACCAATGCCTTCTACTGGCGCTGGGATATTCTCAAGCAGCTCATCAATGAACTCACTACTGTCGTCACTATCGGCACCTACAATGGACTCTTGGTAAAATAACGTAATAATCTTTATGAGTAATAGATTGGTATCCATTATGCCCTCGTTATAAGGTGATTGACCATGTACAATGAAAAGTTGGTAATTGTGCCAGCGACGATCCTTCGGGCTATTCACAACGCCAAAGAAAGTGAAGCAATTTTAACGTGTCCTGAGAGAATGCTTTCCATACTATCAAGACGTGATGTCATTTTCTACTATGTCGTGAATGTGCTGCTTTGTGACACATCATATAAAGCAGACCCGAACAACCCAGAACCGCCGTTAGTTACGGCGCTGCGTGATCTGCTTTACCATACCAACGGAGTAATGAATACATTCACTTCGCCGGCGTGGGTAAAGTTCCTGGATGAGAACTCTGCTGAGGTACGTGCTGAGCAGTTGTTAAAAGCGCGTAGTATTTATGAGTACCTTACAGGTGAAACTTACACCTGGAACGCACAGCCTGGTGAAGATGATCTGAGTTATATCTATGACACCGCAGCGAAAGTGGTAGGTGGAGATACAGTTGCTGTGTTCATTACGACATCGCATTCGGCTGACTCTTTCAATATCATCTGTCAGCAGCGTCTTTTTGAACAAACGATTCAGGCATTCGCTACACTGACGGCCGATACAAAGAACTTCTCCTCTCTGTGGACTGGCTTTTGTGAACTGATTTACCAGAACTCGTTAATCCGACGTTTTGGGTAAGAATCTATGTAATAGTATGTACATTGCCAGAAGTGGCAGCATACTGTTATGACCGTGTGTTAGCGCGACACAACCCCCTTTCTATTAATATGTTAATAGAAAGGTAATATCGAAAACTTATATAAGTTATTTGAAGGAAACGAGAACATGGCTTTGAAACTTCTGCATACTTCGCAAAATGCCGATATGCTGTCACGCATTCAGTCCCGCATCAACGGCGGTCACTTCGCCGGTAACACCGAAGTCGTTAAAGGCTTTGGTATGGAGTCTCTCGACGCTGGTCGTCAGGGTGCGCAAGACACTGCCCTTAAGAACGGTGTTGAACTGCTGGTAGATGTCCTGCGTGAAGGCACTGTTAACCAGGGCGCTCAGTACGTCCAGGGTGCTGGCGTTGAAGGTTACTCTGAAGCACAGCTGAACGCTGCTGCAATCGCAATGACCATCGGTAACGACATTCAGTCCTACACTGCAGCACTGAAAAACAGCGCAGCACGTGCAGCGTCAATGTCTGACCTGAGCCTGGTATCTGGTAGCCGTTACGGCTCTGCCAATATCAAACAGGGTTACGGTACCGAAGCGTTCGAACAGGCGCAGTCTTTTGTGCCACAGCAGAACGCAACGATCGAATACAACCTGAAAGCGGCTAAGCAGGATGCCGTTGGTGAAGCCTTCTTCCCAACCACTACCCTGACCCCGAACGACATCGGCCTGAGCGTAACTGTTCCGGTTGACATCGTTGAACCGTTTATCAAGCACAAAGCAAATGGCGAAGTGACGGATTGGCAGCGTAAGAAGCTCATTAACGCAATGCGTGACCCGACCATCCTGCGTAACGATGCGATCAAACTGGTTCCTTACAAACCTGCTGACGGTTCTGCCAACAGCAACTTCTCTACCGTTGTCCCAGCGTTCACTGAACTGCAGGGCGGCGAGCTGGTGCCATCAGGCGCACTGAAACCAGGTCTGAAAATCGGCTTCATGGGTCTGTGTTCAACTCCTTCACTGGTTCAGGCTGGTGCGCTGGAGTCTTCTGACCAGATCGATACCGGTACTCGTCTGCAGTACATCTGGATCGAAGTGGCTAACGCTTCTGGTACCAAAGAGCTGTTCCGTCTGCGTACTGATCACCTGGATCGTTCTACTTTCCAGAAATCTCAGGAAGGCGACAAGTTCGAGACGTCTCTGGACCTCTCTAACGTTACCATCGGCCTGAACGACCTGACCAAAACTGTTGACAACACCGATTCAGCTCTGCTGGCTCCGTTGGTCACTGGTGGTCAGCAAGCGATCCTGGCGCTGGATATCAAAGGTACCCTGAACCACGAGAAAGGTTCTGTTGTTGTTGGTGGTCTGACTCAGCCTACCATCACTCGTATCTACGACACCGTTGCTAAAGAAGAGATGAACGTCAAGTCTGGCGCACTGAAAGATGCGATCGACGGCCTGACCCTGACCTTCGTTGGCTACCAGCTGCGTGCTAACCTGCGTAACAGCAACTTCCGTACTCGCGAACAGCGTGTTGACCGTCAGACTTCCGTGTACAAGTACATGGTACAGCTGGGCGCGCCAATCACTGCTATCGCTCCGGCAACTGACGCGTGGGGCCCGAAAGAGTCTATCGCTGTTGAAACTCTGAGCAATGCGACCTACGCCCGTAACTCCGCAATGGCTATCAGCCGTCTGCTGGACTACGTTGAAACCATCCGTGATGCGGGTGTGACCAACAACGGCCTGTGGCAGCGTTACGATGAGAACAGCATCGAAGGCGTGGGTAAAGCAGTAGTTGACCCATGGTACGGTGAAGGTTCTTACGACATCTCTAAAACTGTGAACGGCGTTAAGTCTTCTCAGACCCGTGATGACGTTTCTGAAAAGATCCTGAACATCCTGCGTACTTACGCATACCGCATGAACGCCGAGTCAGGCTACAACGTTGCACTGCAGATGCTGTACAACGAAGTAACTCCAACTCTGGTTATCGCAACCGACAACATCATCGCTCAGTACCTGATGGAAGTTGGTGACCTCCGCACAGCTGGTATCAGCTTCAAAGTGCACGTGGCCACTACCAACAACATCGAAATGCGCGGTAAGATCCTGATGACTCTGTCTCGTATGAAGTCAGGCGGTCTGGATCTGTTGACTTTCGGTATGCACCTGTGGGTTCCTGAGATCGTAGCAACTGTTAACGTAATGCGTAACGGTACCTACATCGAAGAAACCATGGTACAGCCGCGTAACCTGCATGTTGTTGTTTGCCCGATCATCGCGAACATCACCATCACCGGCCTGGAAGAAGCTTACACTGGCAAGATCACTATCGCTGCAGATATCATCAGCGAGCCAGAAGCTGCAGGTACCCAAGACCTGGGTGGCCTGAACACCACTCCAGCCAACGGCACTACCGCGCCTACCGGCACCGGTTCTACTGCTAATGGCGGTACAGGTAGCTAATCCGCAAGGATAACTACTTAGTTAGTTTTTACTAACATAACTGAGGAGGAGCAAAAGCTCCTCCTCTTATGCCGTCTAAATTTTTATAAACCTACATTACTATTGTGATGTAATAGTAACGCTAATGTTTAGTTGAAGCCTTACATCATGACGGGGTTAGGTTTATGTCTCATGACCATCAATTCAACGAGGTGTCAAGCCAAGCACACTTCAACTATGATTCAGATTGTAAGATAAGTTATTTCATTAAGTCAGAATTGAGATCACCCTTGGTAGTCCGTCATCGAAGTGGCATGGATAACGTAATCCCTGGCAAGATGTTTGGTGGGGGTGTCTCTAATCGTGTAGAGATCATGCTCGAGTTTCAAATTAAAGAGCAAGTATTTCTCGACATTAATAATAAATCAATTGAGGAGCTGCCGCCTGAATACGCCGTGATAGCAAAATCTATCGGAGCTATTAGAGAACGTCGTGTGAGAGAAATGGGTAATTACTTTGTTGGTAGAGTAATGTACACATTCACGCAAGACTACTTTGATCGTTTTGATGGAGCGTTCTATTTCTCTGTATTGGACATGGTGTTATCGACCAATCAGATCGAAGAAACAGAACTGCATCCTTATTCTGTCAGCGCAAAGCAACAAATTCTGGCAGAAAAAATAAAGGACGATTATGCTGGCTTAGTGACATACGCAGTAAAGCTGGTAGATTCGCAGATGCAATTAGGCCCAAAGTACATGAACATCGGAGGTGATGTCTTTGAGCTTATACCAACTGAAGGATTGGGGGCCGAGTCCGCTGACGGTCTTTACTTCATCGGTGATAGTCCAGTGACACGGCCTAACCGTAATAGACGGGATAGTCGTACTCGATTCGTTCCCATGGAAAAGATTGTAACAAACGCTGATCAATACGGATTGTATTCGACGATTGGTGAAGCGCGACATCGTGGGGATAAACAATTGGATGCGGCTTATAATGCATTGGATGTTGCAAAAGGGAAGGAAAGGAAGGCGCAGGATAGAATAACTCAACTGGAAGCTCAGATTGAGGGATTCAAGGCAAAAGAGAAACAGGACAGCACTATGGTTCTCAACAAAGGGATAACGGAGCTCATCAAACTCGTAACCGCTACGATCGGTATTGTTAAACTCTTGAGGTAACTCAATGGACCCGTTGCTCGAAACCGCCATAAAAAATATTGTGCCATGGATGAATCCAGACATTAGTAATGGATTCGTAAAACGTGAGTTGGATAAAGCGTTGGAATTTCTCAACAACGTCTTCCATAGCGCGTTTGGCAGCCTAGGGTCAAATATAAAGTACACAGGGTATAGTCGTTGTCGTCCTGATGAAGAGTATCGCTTTAGCCTGAAAAGGAATGGTGGCACTACAGCTTCAAAGGCGCGTTATGAATTAGCCAGATCTGATGTGTTCCTGGTGAAGTTCAATTTCACGATCGATAACAAACCCACTAAACCATTGTTGCTTTATATACCGTATTGTGATGATACGGGGCTGATGCATTTGCGCGGGACAGCGCACACCATCACGCCAGTACTTGAAGATCCGGGTATCTCAGTAACTCGAGATGGTTGTTTCTTTCGCGTGACTTGTGACAAGATCGTTGTGAAGCGAACTGGTCACACCATCTGTCGTGACGTCATTGATATCACGCAAAAGCGTACACGTGTACAGAAACATATCAACATCCCGTGGAGTAAGATCTATCGTCCTAAGCAACAGAAAGCAAACTCTGCAAAGACAGCGCCGGTGACATCCCTCCCTCACTATCTGTTTGCGAAGTACGGTGTAACATATACTTTTAAGAAGTACGCGGGTGTGGACATCGTGTATGGTTCTGAGCTGGATATTACAGCAGAGAACTATCCCGATAAAGAGTGGACTCGTTTCTACTCGGCCAAACAAACCCATCCGAACAACAAGCGTCCTTCTCAGGAATGGGTACCGACCTCTGCTGCATTAGCGGTAAGAACGAATAACCCTACCCCGATTATCGACATCCTTGTTGCAGGCTACTTCTATGTCGCTGATTGTTATACCCATGAATTCAATCCGATGCACTCTGACGAACCTGATCACTGGCGTCTGATGATGGGTAAGATGGTCTTTAACAAAACGGTTAAGTATGTGCAGATGACGGAGTATCTCTCTCCACACTTTGCATCGCTTGATACGTATTTGGACGACATTGCAAAAGAGAACCTGGCAAACGAAGGGGTGTTGTGTGAAGACATCTATGAACTGATGTCCTATCTCATCTCCAACCTGGATTATCTGATCAATACCGTTAACCTGGCAAGCATGTACAACAAGAAACTGGTTGTCCTACCATATGTGCTGTCGCCGATCATCCATGGTATCTTCTATACCAAGTTCAATCTAATGCAACAATGTAAGAAGCGGGCTATTGACACGACCACCGGGGAAGAAGTCATGGTGTTCAGTGAGGATACGTTATTTGACGTCCTAGGCCGCAACTTGAAACCAGAAGCAATTAACAAAGTGAAAGGGCCAGACCATGGCATGATTAGCTCTGTAGCTGCACCTGGTGATAACAAGATGTTTAAAATAAATAATAAGATCACACTACAGCAAAACGCAACGCAATCAGGTGGACGACGCAACGAATCTCCAATGAACGATGAGTCGAAAGGATTGGATGTGAGTATCGCAGATTGCGGTTCTTATCTCCACGTAACCAAACCGGATCCAACTGGTAGATCACTAATTAACCCTTTTAAGTTGCTGGTCAATGATAAATTCCTGCCATCGAAGGTTCACGAAGAACTCTTCAATCACGTGCAGAGCATTATTACACGCCGCAATATTTAATGAGCCTACATTATGAAATCGTCAACAGACTTGTCTCAACCGATTCATGATCAACCGTCGACGAAGTTCGTGCAGCCGAGCTTGTAAGTTAAGTCGAGTAATTACCACTTTGTAGAACAGATCACCTTGGTCTGTAAAAGGAAACCGTTATGAGCAACATGTATCCGGCGATGATGGGTCAAGGAGTGCCGATGTATCCTCAGCAGCAAATGTATCCGCAACAAATGATGCAACCGCAGATGATGCAACAGCAGCAAGCTCCTCAAATCGATAAACAAGCGTTAGCCCAAGCTTTTGCGAAGTTTATCAATCAGGCTACCCAGTCTCAACAAAACCAGCTTACCTCGTATATCTACAACCGCTACACCCAAAATAACTATCAAAACGCCGAGTTCCAGTCCGCTGTGAACACCGTGCTCGCGATGTATATGTTGGGCATGCAAACTGCACCGGGTCAACATCCGCAGCAGCTGCAAGCGGCAGCGGTAACGGATGCGTATGAGATTACTGCAATTCAGGAGCTGATGAAACAACCGCAGATGGTGCAGATGTTACCTCCGCAGACTGTTTCGGCCCTGGTGCAGAACATCCCGCGTTTACAGCAGGCAATGAATCAGAGTTTCTCTCAGTTACAATTGCCTATCGTCCAACTGCAGGTACCGGGTTATCAGCTGCAGAACCAAATGATGCCGCAATATGGAATGGCACCAGGTTATAACGCGCAGATGATGCCGCAACCTGGTTACGTTCCACAGCAGCAGCAACAAATGTCCGGCTATAACGTCCTGCAAGCGCCACAGCAGTTCAATACTTACAATCAGCATGCGAACGACAACTATGGCATGAGTGATGCTCGCGCACAGTTGCCACCTAAACCTGCTGACGGTAAGTATTATGGTCCGGCTGCAATTGAAAACAAACCTGTTAACAATGTATCGGGTATTCAACCGGTAACTGTACCGCCGATTGGAACCAGTGAAGCACGTGTCACAATGCCACCGCTGGTCACTACCCAGGCGCAGCAGCCACAACAACCACTGCATCAACAAGGTGTATTGCAGGAGTACTCTACGCCTAATCTGCAGAACGACATGAACGCGCAAGCTGCCATGATTCCCCCGAGCGACATTAACTTCGATCAAGTGATGTCCGTTCAGGAGGAGCAGGACGAAGAAGCGATGTTCAATGTACCGCAGGCAGAGCACGAAGAGATGTTGGCAATTAATGCGGGTAACAATACTGATGAGCATCAGAATCCTTATCCAAGTTTCTCTAGCATCTTCGGTGTCTCTGGTCAGAATGCTAATCTCAGTTCCGCAGCTGAGCAAGCTATGACGCCACCGCCAATGGAAGCGATCCAGCAACAGGTACAGGTTCCAACTGAGCAATTACCACAGGTGGTTGTGCAGAAAGAATCTGAACTGTCTAAAGATGGTTTGCCAGACGGCTGGCTCTACACTGAAGATCTGGAAGTGGGTGAATTCCTGAATCTGATGGTAAAGGCTAAACGCAATCGTAAGAGCCCGGTCCCGATGCATTATGACCGCACTTACATGACCCGTCTGTATCGCTATGGTGAACAAGGCGATATTGAACAGAAAATCGTAGGAGTAACCATGGACAGACTTCGTCATGACATCAGCTCACTGGACGACAACACTGCATTGGAAGGTGCACGTGAGCAAGTGGCGCTGTTCACCCCATTGGTCGCAACACTTGTTGATACGGCTAATAAAGTGGTGAAAGAAAACGATAAGGATCCGGTGAAGGTCACAGAAGCGCTCAAAGACAAAGATATCTTTGTTGTGGCAAAACCTGTGACTGTTTCTTGTCGTCAAGAAGCGGCCATCCTGATTGCCGGTCGTGCAGGTGAACTGCAGAAGCTCAATAGCAACAAACACGGCTATGAGTATTACTATCGTGAAGCGATCGTATTGCAGACTGCAAAGAACGTCAACGATGTGGTGTTGTCTGATGAGATCAAACCACTGTCTCAGCGTAGCCGTATCAATAACCTGATGGAACTGTCGCAGGCGATCCGTGCAGCACGTGAAAGCGGTGTGATGTCTACACAGGCACTGAACAAAATCACCACACACATGACCGAAGTGCTCAATGACGTGTTAACGCACGAATATGCGTACTCTGGTCAGTTGCTGTTTACGGGTGTGGATGAAAACGGTCTTCCGGTAAATCTCGAAGATGAACTGGTAGAATTCGTTCTCTACATGGATCAGACCGATGATAACCGCGAAGTCCTGGAACTCATCCATAAACGCTGGGTGCCTCTGCGTGAGCGTCTGTGTATCATCTTAACTGACGAGCCACTGAAAGCCTCACAGAACATCCTGGCGCGTCGTTATGCGACTGGTGATGATCTGGAAGGTCTACTCGAAGCAACCAGTAACATGATGATCGGGTTGTCTGCAGTCAGTGTTACGCAGCTCAACCGTTCTACTCGTGATCTGAAGATCGATAACAAAGATCGTATCTTTGCGGTCAATCAGACTGACTCGCCATATCTGTACAGCGTACTGCAGGGTATTCTGGAACGTACCGGTAAACATGATGTGCGTTACACTAAGCATCGTGTGGTCACTACCGATGGTCGTTTCATGAACTTCTGCCGTGGCGGCTTTGGTGACGGCTCTGTGTTCATCGTGAACTTCGAGTGACATAAGGAGGAGGGCTTCGGTCCTCCTTTATGCCCATTATGCAACTAACTCACAATAACGTACGAGAGCGCTTCAGCGCGTGTATAACCGCTTCTTCAGCAAAAGCATACATAGACACCATTGTTGACGTTTGGCACGCGTTAAATGCTACACGTTTGCTCAGACCCCATCGTATGATTATGACATTAAAAGGTGATGTCATCCACGTGGTTTACAACACCACCCTTGGGCATGAGTACGCATTTGAAATTCCACCCTTTGCCGATATTAAGGAAAGCTTCGAGTCTTCTAATAGAACAACACAAACTTTCTTTAACGCAGCAACTAACCCAGAACAGTGAGGTACTATGGCGAGAAGTATAGCAACCGGTCCTAAACGTATTATGCGATCTATTGGTAGAGTAAGACCTGAAACTGTGCACATCCGCGCAAGTCTCAAGCTGGTTGATGGGGTGTGGAAAATCATCCCACGCGAACCTAAGCACACTGAACGAGACTATGGCATTCCACGCATACACTAACCGGCATAAGAGAAGATCTCCCACGACGGGAGATCTTCTCTGCTATGCTTCTTTTTTTTTTGGTTTAGAACGAGAACTTAGGACCGTCGTCGTTGTCGTTGAAATCATCATCGGTCGGGTCAGGTAACTTAGGTGTACCGTCAGGATTCAAATCAGAATTTTCATCGTCGTTGTTTTCATCACGCGGCTCATCGTCAGGTTTCGGTTCCGTGAACACCGGTTCTGTTGGCGCTGCACTCGGATCGATTTGATTACCGTCTGTATCAAACTCCTGTGCAGGTTCCGCCATTGGGTTAGCTGCGGTATCGCCTAACTGATCACCTTCTTTCAGCTTGTCGTATTTCCCCTGCAGTTTGTCCTCAACTTTCTTCTTATCTTTCAGATAGGTTAAGATCCCTTCCCACACACCTTCATTGTAGTTGATGATCTCAGCTAACAATGCAGCAGTCTGGTTCGTATCGTCACCCAAATCATTCAGAATAGCAAAACGTTCGGCATTACCAGAATCATCCATCCATTTACGCATGTACATCGCGATGAGTTCTTGACGCCAGGTTTCCAGATCTTCGTCGCTACCTTCCAGGAACTTGGTCAGCGTGGTGTTCGGGAAGCGGTCATTAATAGCAGCTTCGGTGAACTCACGTTGTGTCTGGTAAGCACGGGTCAGGTCTTCCATGTCTGTCGTTTCAGGCTCAGGCAGGGTAGTGATGATCGAGTTGATGAAGTTGGTCAGAAGACGGTTAGCAATCGCCTCATCGTTATTAGCGACATCCGGGTTCTGTTCTTTGAATTCCTCCATCATCTTCTTGCCTTTAGCAGAAGACGGTGCCCAGAGTTTCTTGTTCTCCATGATGATCTCATAGAGTGCATTCATGAGGTTACCCGATTTAAAGGTAAGCTTACGAACCAGGTCAGAGGCGTGACCACAAACGATACGCTGGTTCTCGACAATCTCTTGACAGAACAAAGCATCGTTGTTGATGTGTTCAATCGCAAACTTGATATCGTTTTGTGACGAGATCAGTTCAGGACGTACACCCCACATCTGAGAGAGGAACTCCATCAGACGATCGTTCCATTCTACGTCCGGTGGTGTGATGTCGCGTTTAGAGTGCGTCATGTCCACGTTAATAGAAGGGTAGTGATCGTTACCGCCAGTTTTCACGATGACACTTGCCGCATCCATGATGTTACACACGTCGCGTGGGTTTCTCGCACCAATAATAGAAGAGAGACCGAGTGTCGAGTTCAGATGTGTCGAGATAACATCTTCAATCGTATTCTCTGGCTCTGTATCTTCTTCATCCAGTGGGATATCAAGCGTTGTGATATTCACAGAGTTAGCAATGTTCGCCATGGTAGTAGCGATGATGTTCGACATGGCCATTGACGCATACAGACGTGATTTATCCAGCAACGAACGACCGATACCAAAGCGGTTGTAGTCAAACGCAAAGTAGGTCATTGACTCTTCAGGGATATAAAGCACTTTAGTCTGCAGGTTCTGCAACGTGCGTGCAAACATGATACGCATGACTTCGTTGGTCAAACCAACAGTCATTGTCTGACCGTAAGTCCCGTTAGCCAAACGCTGCACCAGGTCTTTCTCAACCTCTTCAACATACTTTGCATAAAACGCCGTAGTATCGAAAGCGCACTTACCACCAGATTTCATCTGGGTCGCCATTTCAATGATACCTTTGGTGCTGTCGATACCGTTGTTGGTATCTTGCTTGTTTTTGAAGAGGTCTTGATAGTACGCATCGTTCTGTGCAGTGCGCAGTGGGTTACCGCTATCATCAAGTAATACGAAATAACCCACACGGTGTTTGAAGTCACCCGGTACATGAACAGGGATCACGCACTCTGATGGCAGATGCATCAACAGTGGCTGACCTACGTTCTCACGAGATAACTCGTCGTCACGGCTAACAGACACCATGCCGGTCGCTACGTAGTCACGTTGCTTAAACAGATCGTTGTAGATGTCGGTGTACTGTTCATCAGTCAGTACGTTCGTCTGATTGATTTTAGAGTCGGATTTGTCTTTCGACTTACCCTTACCTTTATCATCATACGCTTCAACACCTGCCCGACGAATGCCCGCAGGGATACGTTGGCGTTTTGCCATGTTATTACGAGCCAGAGCGAGCTTAAAGCGCGGCATCGCAAGCACAGCGTCATTATCGGTAATAGTGATCCCCAGCTCGTTCTTCGAATCGATCTCTAAGTGATCAATCGTCATCAACGGTGTTTCACCAGCCATCAGACTTTCTAATGACGCGGTCATAAGGAGATTACTGGTACCAGGGTTGCCCAGATACCCTTTAGAAAGAAAACGGTTAGCCTTCGCATCGTAATCGTCAGCAATGGCTTCCATACCGGAACCACGGGTATGACCATTGATCACGTTATCGAGAGAGGACTGTGAGAGCACCACCCAGGCAGAAGAACCAGTATACATTAGCATGTCAGGAACGATCTCTGACAACTTCTTAGTAATTTTATAGTTCTTTTCTATGTACTCACGCACTGCAGAGATTAACATCATGTTAAGCTCGGTATTCTTCCCTTCGTACGACTCAGTAGTATACGACAGTGAAACGGTGCGTAAATTGCGAGGAGAAAGAATAGACGCCGTAAGGATCTTGCAAGCCTTGATTGCACCCGGCACGCTTTCCATCAGCTCAGTGTTTGAATCGATGCTCGTGCTAGTGATCTTTGAGATCTGTGACAACATACCAGGATTAGGCCCAGTGCTGTTATTCTGGCGCTTGCCACCCGTGCTCCGATTTTTATCTTTTGGTTTGTTGTCTTTAGGAACCAACATCTCAATGATCGTCTTCGTCGCAGGATCTTTATTGAGTAAATTTATTTTTGGTGTAGCAGCTTTTCTAGTGCCCGCCAAGCGATTCGATTCGGCCATTTTAAAGAGGCTCCTTGCAGTGGGAGAATAGCATGAATTTAAATGTGGACTATACAATTTACGTAAACGATACCAAGAAGCTTGCCCGCACAATGGTCATTAATTCATTGCAATCAGCTAATATAATTAATGGTCGTATGGACGGCCTTCAGT